ATACACTAAATACCGCAAAAACTAATTTACAAAGTCAGTATGATACACTAAATACCGAAAAAACTAATTTACAAAGTCAGTATGATACACTAAATACCGAAAAAACTAATTTACAAAGTCAGTATGACACTTTACAACAAGATTTAAAACCAACTTTGGAAACAACTGTATTAGATAAATTTTTATCAGAACCTGATGTGTATAACAAAATGTTAAAAGAAAACATATCTCAAAAAACTTTAGATATTTTTACTAAAGATGGAGATATTAAAATTAATATTAAGAAATTCCTAGAAGTTTTTTGGGTTGCACGCAGATTGAATAATGCATATAATATGAGGGAAAGTATTGTACTAACAATACCGGACGAATTGAAACGCTTGGAAGACATTAATAAGAAAACTGGTCAGACAATGTTAGAACAAATTAATAAAGAAATTGTAACACCTCTTTTTATAAGCCCTCATGATAATACTAAAGATTTTTATCTATTAACGTTCTTTTATATTTATTTGATGTTGAAAGTATTAACACAACATAATTCTATCGATAAAAAATTACAATCAAATGAATATTTATATAACAATTATCAAGAATTTTTCCTTGAATTAGGAATTGAAAGACAACAGTTTGAATATGCATTAAAGTTCATTGCATACAATACATTCAAAAAATTTATGGATTATGAATCAAAAAATAATGTTAGAGGTCTTGATATAATTTTAAAAGATTCTTTAAAAGTAACAGAGGAATATATAGGAGAAGAATATATTTTTACAAGACCTAACATAAACACAGATTTGACATTTGATTATGCATATGCTAGTTCTGGGAAACCAGATATGAGTGTACATAAAAATTTGTGTAAGTTATATATAGAATCGAAAAATATCAAGGATTATATAACAGGAGATATTTCAGACAAACCTAGTGGATGTCTCATCCATCCTGCTTGGGAGATAGGATATTATAATGACTTATATACAGATCACAAATGTAATGATAAATATAAATGTGTTCAAGAAAAACCAGATACTAAAAATTTTGTTCAAACTAGTTTAGGAAAACCAGATATGAGCGTAAATGAATTTGAGTGTGAGAATTATGCATCTTCTATAAATAAAGGGTTTTACCCAGTATCAAATCAGGTTAATGGGTGTCAAGAAGATGGTGGTGGTGTGTATTGGAATCCATCCACTACCTCAACAAAAAACTGTGCAACCGAAGCTACCAATTGTATCCAAAAAAAACCTAAAGTAGACCATTTTCAAAAATTTACTGTAGGAAAACCAGATTTTAGTGTAAGTCCTTTTGAATGTAAGGCTTATATGGATTCTAAAGGTTACGGGTTTACATCTGAAGCTAATAGTGGACCAAATGGATGTTTTGTAAATTTTAAAAATCCTGATGCACAAAAAGGATTTTATAATACTATATCTAGAGAATACGATTGTCAGGGAGATGATATTCCATGTATTCAAAAACCAATGGAAACAAGCAGATTTAAAGAAGTCAAAGATGGTCCGAATGTTAAAACTGTTTCAGAACAACAATGTCAAGCATATGCTTTAAATAAAGGTAAAAGTTTTGGAGTTGTGGAAAACACAGATATACAAGCAGGTGTTCCATCAGGATGTATAAGTGCTAGCTCTGGAAATCCAAACGTTAGATATAATCCAGCAACAAGTGTAAGAAACTGTGGTGATTTTTGGAACGGAGGTAATTCAGGGTCTCAGTATACTTGTATCCAACAACCATGGGAAATAGAAGATTTTTCACAAATTAGTAGTGGACAACAATTTACAAAATATAAAGAAGTTAGTAGTGGGAAACCAGATTTGAGTGTTTCAAAGGAGGAATGTAAGAACTATGTTACATCTTTAGGGATGACAATTATAAACGACAATTTAAATGCTCATCATAGACCATCCGGTTGTCATAAAACTACAGCCGGTTATTATTACAATACTGCGACAACTGAACATGATTGTAATGCTGGTCCAACCAATCATGGTATATGCATCCAAAAAAACCCTAGGCATGTAAATGAACAAGAATGTTCAGATTATGCTGTAATAAAATCTAAAATGTACAAAAAAAATTCATGGGATACTAGACTAAAGGGATGTGGTATAGATACTAAGGAAAATCTAGTATATTTCAATACTCATGAAACAGGACTTGGTGTAGCAAGCCCATTTGAAACTGAAATAAAGAAATCACCGACAGATCTCCCAGCATCAGCTCACCTTGGTAGATACATTTGTATAGGAAAAAAATATGCAGTAGTAGGTTTTCCTGGGTTTGATGAACAGAGAGGTAAGGCTTATATTTTTGAAGTTAGTACAGGAGAATTAAAACATACAATCGAAGCTGATGATAAAGCTAAATGGGATAATTTTGGAGGTAGAGTGGCTATTGGTGGACCTCAGGGATCTCATGTTATTCTGTCTGCTGTATATGCTAAAAACAATGCAGGTTTAGATGCTGCTGGTGTTTTATATGTTTTTAGTGCTGAGCACGGAACACAAATTAAAAAATTAACAGTAGAAGATTCTGATGTTGCTAAATATGATGTTTTGGGTGAATCTGTCGATATTGATGATGGATATAAAGTTATTGCTGGTGCTACTGGTTACGGGTCAGGAGGTGCTGCTTATATTTTTGATGTAAATAGTGGTAAACATAGTAAACTGACTGTCTCTGGTACGAAAAATTTTGGTTGTTCAGTGGGAATATCAGGAAATTTTGCTGTTGTAGGAGATAAAGAACATTCAGATATGAAAGGTGCTGTATTTCTTTTTAACTTATCCAATGGAAATTCGATGAATAAAATTACTGCAGATGATGGTATAAAGAAAGATTATTTCGGTTCTGCTATCGGTATTGATGGTAATTACATAGTTGTTGGTGCTAAGGGTGTTGATAAAAATAAAGGTGCAGCATATGTTTATGATACTTCAGGAAAACAACTTAAACTTACTGCGGAAGATGGTAAAGAAAAGGATAAGTTTGGAGACCAGCACGGCGTTAGTATTTCGGGTAAGTATGCTATTATTGGTGCTAGGTATAATGATAATAATAAAGGTGCAGCATATATATTTAATGTAATAACGGGTGAACTATATAAAAAACTTGTGGGTAGAGATAAAGAAATGTTCGGTTGGGGTGTATCTATTCATGGGAATAATGCTATGGTTGGTGCACCGAAACATAATGGTAATGATAAAACAATTACTGGAGGTATATATTTTTATACTGGTGGAAGTGGAGGAGGATCAGCAGAATGCGGTACTGGTGGACAAGAATGTATTATAAAAGCATTAACAAAAGAAGATTTTACAATATCCAAGGATGGAAAACCACAACATAATGTTGTTAATCAAAAATATATTCCTAAAATGAATGAAAAAGAGTGTAAAGAAGCATCTACTATTATTGGTGGACCTGATGTTAAATGGAGTAAAGCAGCATATTCTGCTTTAGCAGTAGGTTGTTTATACAGACCTTCACAAAATAAATTTATGTGGAATTCTTATATTGATAATTTATATGATTGTTCAGATAATTATAGATGTGTTGCAAAAGTATTAAAAAAAGAAGATTTTACAAAAGTTAGTAGTGGAAAACCACTTTCAAAATATAAAGATGTTAGTAGTGGGAAACCAGATATGAGTGTTTCTGAGACCGAGTGTAATTCTGCATTTCCATCAGCAACATATACTGACAAGCCATCAGGTTGTATAAAATACGGGAGTAATATTAGATGGAACAAAAATACAAATACCAATAGTTGTTCATCGTCTACTCCATGTGTCCAAAAAGACCCTAGCAATGTAAGTGAACAACAGTGTAAAGCTTATGCTAAACTTATAGGCGTGACCAATACAAATACGGTACAATCATTTACTTCTAACCGGCCTTCTGGATGCTTTCATGATATCTCTGATAAAAAAGTGTATTTAAATGTTGTTAAGAATTCAGAAGAGTGTTCTAGTGGTTATAATTGTGTTCAACTAAAATAAAATTTAAAAAAAAATCTTTCTTTATAATTAGAATGGGGTTTGGTGCTTCCAAAATAGATTATAAAGAAAGAAATTTTACAGAACAACCTTTAGACGACCAAGAAATTGAGATATTGTTAGGAGCTTTACCTGAAGAGAATATTATCAATAATCTTGAAAACGATACTAGAGAAAAAATATTAAATTCTATGAGTGATCAAAAAGTATTTAATATTAAAGGTGACAATATTTTTGATTACTATTTTACTAATAATAAAGAATATATAAAAGATTGTATGAAAGATCATATTAATTATGATGGAACTCCATGTGAAGATGAACAATTTAGAAGAATGATAACAACCATTCCTGATTTAGTAAGGGGGCCTTTAGGAGAAAAAAAAACACAATGGGATACAGAAAAAACTGAATTACAAGAAGAATGGGATACCGAAAAAAAATCCTTACAAACAAAATTAGAACAAGAAAAAACTAATTCACAAGAACAAATAAACACAGAAAAAACTGATTTACAAAATCAGTACGATACACTAGAGACTCAAAAGACTGATTTACAAACCCAGTATGATACACTAGAGACTCAAAAAAATGATTTACAAACTCAGTATGATACACTAGAGACTCAAAAAACTGATTTACAAAATCAACATAATACATTAAAATCTTCAAATACTGATTTACAAAGTCAGTATGATGAACTAAACGAACAAAAGACTGATTTGCAAGGTCAGTACGATACACTAAACACACAAAAGACTGAATTAATAAAATATAGAGATATCCTTGTAACTGAAAAGGGTGATTTAGAATCTGAAATTCAAAAAAATTTATTAAGTAACGTTGTTAGAGTAACTGATGGTGATAATACTAAAACTGTTTCTGAAGAACAATGTAAAGCATACGCTAAATCCCTAGGGGAACTTACTTATCGACAAGGAAATGACACAAGTGGATGTTATTTAGCTCCCGTCGGGAATGACAGTGGCTCCGCTGTTTTTTATAACAAAAAAACAGGTAAAGGAAAATGTTATTATAATAGTGATTCTGACTATAGGACATGTATCCAAAACAATCTTAATAGAAACAATACATATTCTGAGACGAAATGCAATGGAGACGTAGGAGGAGAATATGATTGTCGGGTTGATGGAACATGGGACCAAATTACACTCAAAGGATGGGACAGAAATAAATATGGACAAACACTCGATGCTGCTAAACATTTTTGTAATACTCACAAAGATTGCGTAGCTGTAGCTAGCTCTAGTGCAGGTTGGAATTGGCCAGTACATACGACGTCTAAATTTAAACCTTGTAATAAGGAGTATAAAGAAGTTACTAGTGGGAAACCAGATTTGAGTGTAACTTCAGCTGAGGAATGTATGGCGTATGCAGAAAGTAAAGGGTATTCATACAATGATTACGGAGGAACAGGAGAGTTAGATGGATGTTGGGTCAACAAAATTGGTCCTAATGTTTATTATACCCCACCAGGTAAGTCCACCGGAGCAAAGACATGTAGTGATAGCAGCAGAGCTTGTGTCCAGAAAGAAAACAATTGTGTTCCAAAAGTGAATTATCACAATAAACGAGAATGTAAAAAACCAATAGATGGTGTTTGGTCTAAAGATGTAGGAGAATCATGTGAATGGGAATGTCCAGGTAGAAGTGGTATTGAAAAATATACAGTACCTAAATTTAAAACAACAGCAAGTGCTTACGCATGTAGTGCGCGAGATTACACATACGACAAAAATAAAAAAGCACACTCAGGAGGTAATAGAAAATTAGTACAAGGTAGTGCTGGTCATTTTTCGTGTAGGTCACAAGATGGATCAAATTGGGGATGGAAGTCTTATAAACATCAAGACAATGCAATGACGCATAAGTCTTCATGTTCTGATTGGGATAATCCAGCAATGTTTTATCAAGAACTTAGCAATAACGAAGAACCTTTTTCATCAGTTTCTGAAGAAGAGTGTAAAGCTTACGCTGATTCTCATGGATACACTTATGGTGTACCGTGGGTAACATTAAAAAATGTTTGGAGTGTAGGTACAAAGACATATTATAAAGAAAATATTGATAAAAATAGGTATAAAAGTGGTAGGTATTATGCAAATGACTGCGGCAGTAAGTGGATGTCTTCAGATTCAATTGATACTTGTAATTCAGGGTATGGTTCTGTTAATAAAACACATGCCAATGCTGTTTATGGAGCGGACAAGAATAGAGAATTTTCATCAGACAAAGATCCGAAAGGATGCTTTTTAAATGATAAAAATGTGTACTTTAATAAAAACACTTCAACTAATGCAGTATGTGATTCTAAGAAAAAGTGTATACAAGGATAATTAAAAAAAGAAGATTTTAAACTAGTCGATAGTGGGGAACAATCTTCAAAATATAAAGATGTATCTTCTGGTGAAAATAATCGTTCTGTTTCTGAAAGTGAATGTAAAGCTTATGCAGAAACTATATCAGGATATGGTTATAGTACTGTTACAAATACAGATAAACCTCATGGATGTTATCATACTGGAAAACAATACAGATATGCTGCTAATGGTAATTTGAAGTGTGGAAACAATGGTGATATCTGTATCCAGAAAAACACTAAGAATGTAAGTGAACAACAGTGTAAAGCTTATGCTAAATTATTGGGTGAAGAATTTCATACAACTAATAATACTGCATACCCAAAAGGTTGTATATTAATGTCTAACAATCGTGTAAGATGGGAAAATAATGGTGGTGGAGATTGCAATAATACAAATGTTTCTGGTAACTGTATTCAATTAAAATAACTTTTAAAAAAAAATAATATTAGTAATAATTATATGCAATCAATAGTAAATGCAATAGTAGGAAGTTTATCAAGTTCAAGATTCGCAAATCTTCCAGAATCCGAAAAAGAAAAAATTATTAAAGCAATTAGTACAGAAAAAGTTTCAAGTACAGTAGGTGATGAAATTTTTGATTATTATTTTACTAACAATAAAGAATCAGTAAGTAATTGTATGGAAAAACATATTTACGATAAAGGAGGAGATTGTTATGAACCCCGTATGAATAATATGTTTAAAACTGTTCCTAATTTTGTAAGTACAACTGATTATCAAAACATTGTAAAAGATCTTAAAATGGAAGACTATGTTTCAGATATATATAAATATAATTTTTTCTTAGAGAGAGCAGTTCCCGAAAATATAAAAAAACATTTTCATAAAAATAATGGAAAAATTAATATAGATGAAAAATCAATATCGAATAGTCTTTTCAAAGGATATGCTACTATGAATTCTTATATTACTGTGATAAATGGATTTACTCCTGAACAAATAAAAACAAATAGAGACAGTAGCATAAAAGCAATTGAAGAACCTGAAAGCATAAAGAAAACGAAAAAACAGTTAAAAGATGGAACGATATTAAATTTTTTATATTTTATAGGACACTGTGTAATAACATTTGGTGGGTTTGAAAAAATGTTTGAAAATACAGCTGTTAAAAATATATTTTCTGATTACAATATATATGATGTAACATCTTTGAAGAGTGTTTACTATTACCTAGCGGCTAAATTATACACACATTCAGTTGAAAATAAATTTGTATGGCAAAGGATTAATAGTGATTGGAAAAAATCTACTATAGAAGAACGTTTTGATAATGCAAGTTTTGCTTATGACGAGATGGAAAAAACAAGAGAACAAGGAAAAAAAATGTTCAATTTGATATTATCATATAATAAATAAACTATTCAAAAAATATCTTTCTATATAATTAAATGGGGTTTGGTCAGTCAAAAGTAGATTATACAGAAAGAAATTTTACAGAACAACCTTTAGAAGATGAAGAGATTGATATACTGTTAAAAGCTTTACCAAAAAAAAATGTCATTAAGAGTATAGATAGTAGTGGTAAAGAAGAAATATTAAAAACAATGAGTGACGAAAAAGTTTTTAATCTTAGAGGTGATAAAATTTTCGACTATTATTTTACTAACAAAAGAGAAATTATTAAAGGATGTATGGAAAAACATATTTATGATGAAGGAGAAGATTGTGATGAACCACATATGAATAATATGTTTGAAACTGTTCCTAATTTTGTTAAGGATACAGGTGGGGAATTTGTACATGTTAAGGGTGGAAAACCTGATTTGAGTGTAAATGAACAGGAATGTAAGACTTATATGGAATCTAAAGGTTATGGATTTAAACAACTTGATTACGCAGGAGCTGTAAGTGGATGTTTTTACGCAGAGAACCTGCCTTTCGAACCAATAAAAGGATTTTATAATATAAAATCTACTGAAGGTAAATGTTCCGCAGATTTACCAGAAGGTGTAGAGGATACACACAATATATCATGTGTTCAAAAAAAATAAACTATTTAAAATAACTTTTTATAATACTCATCGAGTGTATTTTACAAAGTTTTTTTCTTTCTTTTAAGTAGTATGAAAGGAGCATTGATGCAATTAGTAGCTCGTGGACATCCCGATATATATCTTACAGGGACTCCTCAAATAACATTTTGGAAATCAGTTTATAGAAGACATACTAATTTTGCAATTGAATCAAGACCCATTCCAGTTATAGGTGGAAAAGTTGAATTTGGAAAAAAATATGAATTTGGAATATCCCGTCAAGCAGACTTAATAAGTAGTATGTATTTAGTTATAAAATTACCAGCTTTAAGTATTCAAGGTAGTAATCAAAATAGTTCTGGAAATAAGAAAAAAGTCCTTTTAAAATGGTCTGAAAAGTTTTCTGACAGTGTTACTGTAGCTGATAATAATCCTACTATATCTTACGTGTTTTCATCAGGTCAAGAAGCAGAAATTAAATTTAATACAATAAATACTAATAATACTACTGATATTGTCACAGTAACTTTAGAAACTGTTCCATCTAACAAGACCAATACTCTTTCTTATGGTAGAACAACAACTACAGGAGCTTTAGACAGTTTACTAACTTCAGGTACTTATGTTTTTATAAAGGGAAATGATAACACAACTGCAAGCGGTATTATTACTACAACATTTAGTTATGATACATCAACTTTCCAATTTTTAAAACAAAATGGAGATATTACTGATAATCAAATAGGAACTATTAAAATGACTAATGACACAACAGGAACTTTTGACAACACAAAACATAGTATAAAATGGTTTTATACAATAACCATTCAAGACAATGATTATACTTCACAAGTTGACCCTGGAGATCTTATTAATATAGAAAATGCAGCTAATAATACATTTGTTAATAAATATCTGTTAGTAAACAGTATAAAATTAGTTGGAGATAATACAATCATTAAAGGTCATACTAACGAAATGATATTAGGCGATGACTTAGACATTGTAGCAGCTAATAATTTTAAATTAGTATTTGGTAATTTTTCAGGAAGTGATGTTAATGCAGCTTGGACTGAAAGAATAGGTTATGCTTTAATTGAAGATATAACTTTGAAAATTTCAAAAAATGTAATAGATAAACAATATGGAACTTGGATGGATATTTGGAGTGAATTATCGTGTCCTCAAAATAAGAAAAAAAGTTTAGACAGAATGGTAGGTGAAAAAAATAGGTCACAACTTATAAACAACGCTACAGAAGGAAGAATCCTATATATACCCTTACAATTTTGGTTTTGTAATAATCCTGGTCTTGCATTTCCATTAATCGCATTAGGGTTAGAAAAAATGAAATTGGATATAAATATAAGAAGATTTGACAGTTTAGTAATACCTGTAAATAATACTACAGGTAAAAGATACAAAGGAATAACTGGTTTTAGTCCAGAGGTTCCAGAATTACTTTCATGTTCTCTTTTTGTCGATTATGTGTATTTAGACAAAGAAGAAAGAAAATTATTTGTTAATGAAAAACAAGAATATCTCATAGAACAATTACAAAGTATTCAGGATATATCTGGAGGGTATATTAAAAGTAGTAGTAGTAATATTTATCAAGAATTGAAATTTCACCATCCAGTTAAAGAACTTATTTGGATTTTTCAAGATAAAAATTATGCTACTAAAAGTGGTAATATATTAGACAACAATGACAATATTATAGGAAGAGCAAATTCTTGGTTTAAGTATAATAATAATCCATCGGAAACTTTAGCACAAGCTGGAGATTGTACTTTAGGAACTAATGGTACTAAATGGAATGGTGTTTATAATGATTTTTTATCACGAGAAAAAGTTAATGACATTTTCATTCATGGAGAAGAAAGAGTGTTCGCTAGAGGCGGTAAATATTTTTCTGTAGTTCAACCTTATCAACATCATAGAAATTCTCCTGATAATGGTATTTATCTTTACAGTTTTGCATTAAGACCAGAAGACTACCAACCAAGTGGTACTTTAAATTTTTCAAGATTAGATAACTTTAAACTAAGGTACAAAATAGAGACTAGAAATAGCGGTATTTTACTTAACAAAAATTTAAATTTAAGCGTTTATGCTAAAAATTATAATGTATTAGCTTTTGAAAATGGTAAAGCAGGTGTTTTATTTTCTAATTAATTGAATACGTAGATTTCTTCAAAAATTTTTTCTTTGTATTTATTATATAATATGGGTGGTGGTTTAATGCAATTAGTAGCCTATGGGGCTCAAGATATTTATCTAACAGGTAACCCACAAATTACCTTCTGGAAACTAGTATACAGACGCAATACAAATTTTGCAATAGAATCAATCGAACAGACTTTTGCAGGTGCTGTTGATTTTGGTAACAGAGTTACTTGTTCTATTTCTAGGAATGGAGACTTGATTAGTAAAATGTACTTAGTAGCTACATTACCTGCTTTGACAGTACAAGAAACAGCTAGTCCTATTGGAACCCCTGGTGACGCAGCAGTATTAGAATACACTATCGGTAATTTAACTGCTGGTATTACTAATGTTATTGGTACTAATTCTGCACAATCCATGCATTCTGTAAGTGCATCATGGACTGAACATGTAGGTCACGCTTTGATTGATGAAGTTATTGTTGAAATTGGAGGCCAATTGATTGATAAACATTATGGAGTTTGGCTTGAAATTTGGAATGAACTTACTTTGTCTTCTGATAAAGAAGAAGGAATGGATGAACTTATAGGTCCTAAAAAAAGACATCAATTAGCAATGTCTGCTAAAAATGAAAGAATAATTCATGTCCCACTTCAATTTTGGTTTAATCGTAATCCAGGATTAGCATTACCTTTGATTGCTTTACAATACCATGAAGTTAAGATTATTATTCAACTTAAAGAATTGAATCAGTTGTGTACTATTGTCTTAGATGGTAGAGGAGTTCAGGGTAATTGTAGATCAGATTGGGTACTAGATACTGATAATGTACTGTCTAAATTCCCAAGTTCTTTTATGGGAATAGAAGATAAAAATACAGCATCAGGATGTAGAATTCAAGGAACAGGTGTCAGTGTAAAAACTAGTAAACCTCTTAAAAATTGTCAATTATGGGTAGATTATGTTTATTTAGACACAGAAGAAAGAAGAAGGTTTGCTCAACAATCACACGAATATCTTATTGAACAATTACAATTTAATGGTGCAACTAGTACTCCTAGTACAGCTACTACAGAAGTTACAGGAACTTATAGGATTAATTTTAATCATCCAGTAAAAGAATTAGTTTGGGTATATCAAGATAAGAATAGATGTTGTCCTACTGTAGCAAACATTACTAAGAATTCATGGTTTAATTTTGGTTGGAATGACCATAATTTAGTTTATCCTGGTTATCTTACTGATTCTGCAACTGCTAATGTTACAGGAAACAATAATTTAGCAGCTAATCCTTTTATTTTAGATTGTGTAGATGGAGCTGACATGCCTTTAGGAACATGTGGAACACCTAAAGATGGAAGAGTTCATGAGTTTTTATCAAGTAGTTATACTAATAAAATTCAACTTAATGGACATGATCGTTTTGCACCAAGACCAGGGAGTTATTTTAGATGTGTACAACCTTATCAACATCATTCAAGAGTTCCTGAAAGTCAAATTTATAATTACAGTTTTAGTCTTAGACCAGAAGAACATCAACCAAGTGGTACATGTAATTTTTCAAGAATTGATAATGCTCAATTACAATATTCATTACAACCTATGATTTTACCAGCAGATGCTGAAAAAGGTTTAAGTCCTAATAATGAAAGTTATGCACCAACTCTTAATCTAATGATGTTTGCAACTAATTATAATGTACTCAGAGTTATGAGTGGTATGGGAGGTTTAGCATATTCTAATTAATTTAATAATTAAAAATTTTTCTATAGGAAATAATATTTCTCGCAGAAGATTTTTATTTTTTTTGTTGACTATTACTAAATGGGTGGTGGTATGATGCAATTAGTTGCCTACGGGAAACAAGATATATACTTAACAAGCAAACCAGAAATAACTTTTTGGAAATCAGTATACAGAAGGTGTACTAATTTTGCTATTGAATCAATTGTCCAAGATTATAGGATAACTCCAGGGTATGGTAAAGAAACTAATTTTGTTCTTACAAGAGATGGAGATCTAATTAATAAAATGTATATTACATTAACATTACCATCTCTTACGCTTAATGGTAATACTAGTACTAATGATTCTGTTGTATTAACATTCGACCACACTAAATTAGCAGATGGGTTAGCTAATATTAATGATGGTAACGGTAAAACTTATTTTACGGCAGCTTGGACTGAACATGTTGGTCATGCACTTATTGACGAAGTAGGTATATTAATAGGAGGACAACTTATTGATAAACATTATGGACTTTGGATGGAAATATGGAACGAACTTACGGTTCCTGACAGTAAAAAGAAAGGGTACGATAATATGATAGGTTATAAAAATAGAAAAGAACTTCCATACGGAGCTGTTACTAAAAGGAAATTACAAATACCTCTTAATTTTTGGTTTAATCGTAATCCTGGGTTGGCTTTACCTCTGATTGCTTTACAGTATCACGAAATAAAAATTAATGTTAAATTTAGAGAATTTACTGCTTTACCTGTAGTAGTTATTAATCGTTCAGACACAGGTAATAAAATTTCTAATAGGGTAGATCTTAATTATGTACAAGGATTAAGGGCTCAATTTAAAGATAACCATAGACCTAGCGTAGTAGGAAATTTTACACCTAAAATGCAAGATCTTAAATTATGGGTTGATTATATATATCTTGATACATCAGAAAGAAGAAACTTCGCGATGAATGAACATGAATATCTTATTGAACAATTACAATATAAAGGAATGGAAAATACACAAACTTTAGAAAACGCAAATGAAGTTGGTAACTTTTTAAAATTAAGGTATAACCATCCAGTTAAAGAAATAATTTGGTGTCTACAAGATCCTATTTCAAAATGTCCTCAAAAGTCAAATGGAATTTATGATATGTCAAAGAACGCTTGGTTTAACTTTGGATACAATAAAGACAACATTGTAAGATTTTTAGGAGATAATGCTAATAGTATAACTATTAATGGTATAAGTAGTGCTGATATGCCTTTAGGAACTTGTGGAACCAATACTGATGGGAAAGAACACGATTGGATTAGTAGAGAAGACAAAAATGGAATACAAATTAATGGTCAAAATAGAATAGCACCTAGAGGGGCAGATTATTTCAGTTATACTCAACCTTTACAACATCATACTAACGTATCAGATAATCAGATATACGTTTACAGTTTTTCTCTCAATCCTGAAGAGCATCAACCTAGTGGTACTTGTAATTTTTCTAAATTAGATGAAGCTCAATTACAATTGTATCTTAGTAAGAATACAGGAATAACAAGAACTTTAAAACTAATAGTTTTTCTTACTAATTATAATATTTTTAGAGTAACTGGAGGAATGGGAGGTTTAGCTTTTGCTAATTAATACGTTAAAAAAAATGGTTTTTTTTTCATTCTTCTAATTAAAGAATGGGTGGTGGTCTAATACAATTAATAGCTTACGGAGCTCAAGATGTTTATTTAACAGGTAATCCTCAGATAACTTTTTGGAAAGTTGTTTATAGAAGGTGTACTAACTTTTCAATGGAATCAATTGAACAAACATTCTCAGGCGTAGCTGATTTTGGAAGTAAAGTTGAATGTAATATCGCTAGGAAAGGTGATCTTATAGGAAAAATGTATCTTGTGGCAGATTTACCAGCTTTAGCTGTTCAAGTATCTGGTTCAGCAACAGGAACTACGAGTGGGACTGTAAGACTAACATTTAATTATACAAACCTTACAGCAGGTATGCAAAGTCGTTCTGGTACGAACAATCAACCAGATTATTCAGCAGCCTGGACCGAACATGTTGGTCACGCTTTAATAGATGAAGTAACCGTTAGTATTGGAGGTCAAGAAATTGACAAACATTATGGATTATGGTTAGAAATTTGGAATGACCTTACACAAACTGCTGAAAAAGAATATGGTTATGATAAAATGATAGGGGAAGCAAAAAGAGAAGAATTACCTTTTAATGCCGTTGAAAAAAGAACTTTACACATACCACTTCAATTCTGGTTTAATCGTAATCCAGGATTAGCCATACCTTTGATAGCTTTACAGTACCACGATGTTAACATTAGTCTTAAATTAAGAGATTTTGATAGTCTTGCTATTATTGTATACAATAAAGGAAACACTACTAGTATAGGTAATGCTCAAGGTATTAGAATACAACATCAAAATTCAAAAAATAAAATAGATCCTTCAACTTATGTTAATATAGTCCCTGGTGACGAAAGAGAAGCAAAACTTTCTAATTGTCAATTATGGGTTGATTATATATACCTTGATACAGATGAAAGAAGACGCTTTGCTCAAAAAAATCATGAATATCTTATAGACCAATTACAATTTACTGCTACTGAAGAAATACCTTTTGTAAATGATGTATCAAACCATACTTACAATCTTGGATATAATCATCCTGTAAAAGAACTTGTTTGGGTTGTCCGTGACGAAAATTACAGATCTGTTAAGGGAATAGGTGAAAAAAATGGCTGGTTTAATTTTGGTTACAATACTTATTCTGCTACACCTAGTGGTGACGCATTAACAGATACTTACATAGCTCCTACACTATACAGTGCAGATGCTCCAGAAGGAACAAGAGGAACTGTCGCTAATGGTAGAAGTAGTGATTGGTTAGCTAATACTTATACTACTAAATTTATACTTAATGGTCATGATCGTTTAGCTCCTAGACCATCTAGTTATTACAGACTTGTACAACCTTATCAACATCATACTAAGGTACCAGATGGACATGTTTATAACTACAGTTTTAGTATTAAACCAGAAGAACATCAACCAAGTGGTACACTTAATTTTTCAAGAATTGATTCTGCTGAAATGGCCTACAGTATTATTGGACCACCTAGTGCACCTACAGGAAAAGATGGAGGTATGGCTGGAAATAACAGTCTTGAAGTAGGATTAACATTACACACATTCGCCAGAAATTATAATGTATTAAGAATAACTAGTGGTATGGGAGGTTTAGCTTTTGCTAATTAATTAAAAAAAATATGTTTGTATTTAGTAAATGGATATTTGTAAATTAAGTAAGTCAGGTTCTTTACAATATTATATTCAGTTACTAATAGGTTCTATTATATGCGGAACAGGTTTTGTTACTAATAGCGAAACAACTGTTATAGGTAGTATGCTTATATCACCTATTGGTGGTCTTATCATGAAATTTGGAAAGGAAGGATTGAAAAGAAAAGGAAATGTTAGGTCTAAAGGTCAACATATGGAATATAAATTGATAGCTATGACTGTAGTGCCAATTATTGTAGGATTTACTTGTGGTTATATGTTTAATCAATCCTCAGATACAAGTGTTGTAGAAGGAAGAGGAAAAACATTAGTACAAGATCCTAAATTGTTAATAGCTAGTGCTGTAATAGCTGCTTCAGCTGGGATTCTTTTTAACTGGGGGGACAAAATAACAATGGTAGGTATTGGTATTGCTACTGCTTTACTACCTCCTTTAGTTGCCTTAGGATATGCATTAGGAAGAGAACAAAGAGATGGGGCATCTTCAGAATTAGGTACCGATGACGCTATTCATAGTGCAGGGTTATTTGGTATTAATTTTATGGCTCTGTATTTATCAGTAATACTTTTTCAAAGAAAGTGTTAACCGCGTTCAAAATAAATACTAATATATTTTTAAAAAAAATGTTAGTATTTATTAAATGACTAATAAAAAGGTTAAAAAAAATAAGATTAAAAAAATTAAGGTTAAAAAAAATAAGGTTAAAAAGAAAAGTAAGGTTAAAAAGAAGACTACAAATTATAAAAAATTAGGGGCTGCTGGTTTAGGTGGGACAATTTTAGGTACATTAGCTACCAGAGGAATGTTTGATAGAAAACAATTATTGAACGTTAAAGAATGTGATAAAAAGATTAAAGAAATGAATGAAAAGTTTGATAAAGATAAAGAAAGTATGAAAGATGAATGTAAGGAAAAATTGAATAGAATGGAATTTAAATATAATGAAAAATATGATAAAAAATATAAAAGTTGGGAAGAGATTGTGAATAAACACTATGAAATTATAGGTAAGAAAGAAAAAGAAAATAATTTTTTAACAAAAAAGAACAAAGATTTAGCAACTGAATTAAAAAAATCTAAGAAAGAAACAGAACAATTTAAATCGTTTTACAATACAGCCAAACAATTTATTAAAGCCAGAGGTGGACAAGAAGAATACGATTACTTTATGACAGGTAAAATGCCAGGGACGTATTTAAATCGTAATCGTTTCGGTCAAACAAAATTTTCAAAGAAACAATTGTTGAATATGTTAAGTAATAAAAAAATTTCAAAGAAACAATTATTGACTATGCTTGTTAGTAGTATTGTCAGTGGAGGTGCAACTAGGGTATATTCTAAAAAAGAATGCGATAGAAGAATAATGGAAATATGTGGAACAAATGTCCCAGGTTCCATTCCAACACAAAAAAACAAGGGAGAAAAAATATATACTTTAAGAGAAGCAACAAAAATGTCTGAACAGGCACAAGAAGAAAATATGTTTTTAAAAAAAGAAAATGATGATTTAAAAGAAAAAATACAAAAATTAGAAAAAGAATTAGAAGAGTATGAGGATTGGCAAGACGCACCTGATGCATCTGTGAAATTAAATGAATTTTATGATGGTGAAAAACAATATTTTAATAATTTTGGAAAAAGAAAAAAAAAGATTAAAAAAATTCCTACAAGTCTTAAGAAAAAGTGCAAACGTTTAAAAGTGCGTTTGACCATTAAAAGAAAAGGAAAGAGGGTTTATAAATCTATTAAAGTTCTTAAAAAACAATGTTTTAATAAAAAAAAAATAAAAGTATAAATTATAGATGGTTAAAAGTGTTAAGAAAAAGAATACTAAGAAGAAGAAGAAGATTATTAAGAAAAAGAATACTAAGAAAAAGAATACTAAGAAAAAGAATACTAAGAAAAAGACTGGAGAAGAATTTTCAAATGAAATATGGACATATAAACCAATACCTTTTTTGTCTATATTTGACACAAAATATGATGAAAGAAGATATGTAGGAGAAATGGACGCAAATTTTCGTCTCCAGAAAATAACTATGATTTTATCTGCATTTATATCAACAGTAACAGCATATTTAAATTCAAAACTTATAGAAAAACAGAATAGATTTACAATGTTCGACTTTTTTGTTAAACAACTATATTATTTATTTCCTATACATAGAATTGTGGAAGAATATAATAAATCAAAAGATGTACCTGAAGAAATATTTGAGGAAAGCAAAGATAGTATATTTATTGGTATGTTAAGAAAGTTTTTCATTCCTATTTTTGAGTCAGGTCTCACGAAATTAACTTTTGAAGAATTTCAAGTGAAATTTGAAATACCAATAAGATTTGCGAAGAAATTATTTGATAGACAGTGTAGGTACAGTAGTATTTTTAAAGATAGTAATATTATTAAATATTATGAAAGTATTGGTTTTTTGAAAATAGAAAAAAGGTGGAAAAATAATCTTACAGGAAAAATTGGGTATAGTCCCAATACTACACTTAATGGAACTGTAGGAATTATCAACATAGACGACCATAAAGAGTTGGAACCATACCGATATAACAATCAACATAGTCTTTATATAAAAATAAGAGATAAGAAATATCGAATAAAAGATATATTCAGGAGTAATACGATATCTTTTTATCTTCACAAAGAAAGAGAAACTAATGTCAGACAATTACAAGGAGAAGAATATACAATATTATCACCTTTAAAGGTTTTAATAACTAATGGTAAAACATGGGAACCATATGAGAATTATAATAAAACAGAATATGGACCGCGATCTTATAATGCACTTATAAACAAATTTAAGAACAACCTAGGATTCAGTTTTGGTTCTTCTAATCCTCAATGGTATAATAAAAGAAAAAAAGAATGGTTCCGTAAATGGTTGAAGTATACGTTCGCAAGTATGGGGATTAGTGTATCACTTACATTTATAACAATATATATAAATTTTATGACCAATTTTAGTTATTTTTGTCATTTGGTTACTATAGAATCGTTACAAAGAAAGTACCACAAAAGCACATCGAATATAAGAGGAGGTAAAGAAATGTTTTTCCTTAAATACGATGATACTGACACAGGTATAACTAAAGAAACTAAGGTTGATGAATACGAAAAAATAATCAAAAAAGTTTCTAGAACCCGATTTTATATAAATTTCCATACAGATAGAATGATATTATTAAATTATCGAGGTTCTAAAAAGGATCTATTTACTCCAGAACAATTAGAAAAAGCTATGGAGTTAGGGAAAGAATTTTTTGCTAAATCAATGTTGGATTTTCAAAATTTATTAAAAGTAGATGAAAAAAAACCGAGAAACAAAAAGAAGTATAATACACCAGAGAGAAGAAAAAAATTATTTAATGAAACTGTTGGTACTCGTGAAGAGTCAGCTATTAGATATCAAATAGAACAGAGAAAAAAATTATTCAGAAAAATAACTACAACTAGGGATTCTTTGAATGAATCAGGTGAATTCGACCCCAAAAAATTAGATTTTGATAAAGCATTTGAAAATAGAAAAAATGTTAAAACATTTGAAAAATATGTTATAGATAATTTTGATATAATACTCGTAGATAAAGAAAAAGGCAAAATTAGAGAGAAAGGCTTTGGAAAAAGAAAGAAAAAAGTAAAAAGAAAAGTAAAGAAAAAAGTAAAGAAAAAAGTAAAGAAAAAAGTAAAGAAAAAATTTGGAAAAAAAACAACAAAAAAAGTAAAGAAAAAAGTAAAGATTCCTGTAAGTCTTAAGAAAAAGTGTAAAAGTTTGAAAATTCGTTTGACTCTTAAAAAAGGAGGAAAAAGAATTTACAAATCTGAAGCAATGTTGAAGAAACAATGTAAAAAAGCTGATAAGAGAAGAAAAAAATAAACTATTTGTTTTTAATATAGAATTGATACACTAAATTTTTACCCCAAAACATTCCCATAAAATATACAGGTATGACGAAATAATAAAAAGAAATATCAAAAGTATCTCTCCATTCTTTAGAAAGTATTACATAAGTAAAATAAAAACAACGAACAAGTAAATAACTTATGATTTCAATGTATAAACTATATTGAATTATATAAGAAGGAATGTTTTTAATTTGTAATAGCAAATAATGAGAATACATGAATATGTTAGTAAATTCACCTAAACCTAATAAATATGTTGTACTAGGGCTAACAATAGGATCAAAATTCATAGCATATATTATACATAAATGATGATATATTATCATATTGTATACAATAGTTCTAAAACCCACGAAGAATGTTATGTAGAAAATATCATATAAGAAAAAAGATGTTAGTAATATATTCAAATACTCAAAAGAATCTGAATAAGCATAATATTGGTAACAGTAACATAAAGAAACAACTAATTTTATAATTGTCATGAAAATTTTTTGGTTATTAATAGAATGTCCAACATGGTGGAATAAACTATAACTTAGTAATAAATTGCAAATATTATACATAATAATGTAGGTTAATAATCTTTAAATTATTTTTTTTTATATAGATAGTTTAAAGTTAATTATTTTAATTACATATCAATAGCTTTAAGTAAAACTTAAAAGGTTTAAAACGTTTAAAAAAATATTGCTATATTGTAGAATGCCAAGAGGAGCCTTGATTGAATTAACCGCTAAAGGTCAACATGATCTTTATTTAACAGGGACACCTTCAATTACATTTTGGAAAACAGTGTATAGAAGACACACACCATTTTCCATGGAATCTGTCGAACAAGTTTTCGATAATTCAATAGATTTCGGAAGTAAAACTAGTTGTACTCTTAAAAGATCAGGAGACCTTATCAATAAAATATACTTTGTATGTAAATTACCTGTATTAAAAACAACTGATTTTTTTTCAGGTGATCCACAAGATCCTTATACAAAAACAAATGCTTCTACTACTGATTACTTTTTCGATCCTTCATTTGATTATTGGATATGGAGTAAAGTAATAACTCCAATAGTACAATCTGCTGATACATGGTCTTTTGGGACCACTGATTTAGATAACTGGCCAGTAGCTGATACTCTTTCTTATACATCAGCAGCTTGGACAGAAAATGTAGGTAATGCTTTGCTTGAAAAAATAGAATTACAAATAGGAGATGCTATAATAGATACACACTATGGGACATGGTTAGACATATGGGGAGAACTTTCACAAAAAAAGAACATCAAAAATTCTCTTGAAAAAATTATAGGAACTAGTCTTAAAAGTGAATTACCTTATAACGGAAAAGAAGCAAAAACTCTTTATGTCCCCCTTAGGTTCTGGTTTAATGAAAACCCTGGTCTATCTTTACCTCTATTAGCTTTAACATACAGTAATGTGAAGTTAAATTTTAAATTAAGAAAATTAGAGGAATTAGTTATAGCAGTAGCTAAAAAGAAACTTCTACAGTACAATGCTGATACCAAAGACCAATTTTCATGGTCTCAAAGAATAAAGAATCCTAAACCAGTTTCTCCATTAATAAATAGTTCTTCTGTTTATGATACATACAATATTATACAAGCTTATGAAGCTTCTACTGACACAGAACTTGAAAGTTATCGTCGTTCAGGAAGAGTTCAAAATTCTAATTTTCAAATTTCTATTCAAAAGATAACAGCAGCTAACGGTATAGTAAAAACCGTGACTCCTAACAATCCTGCGAATATTAATACTACTATTTTACCAATTCTTTATGGAGAAGTGACGTACAATGCAGCAGTTACAAAAACTGCTAAAGTTACTCCTAAGATAGATTCTACTGGAGCTATTCAACATATCACAATAGTTGAAGGAGGACAAGGTTATACTAACGCTAATAATATTACAGGTATAAAATGGATAGCATTTAACGGTACCGTAGTTGAACATACAGATGCTACAAAATATAATTTTGCAGTAGAAACAACAACTGACAAATTTGGAATAGGAGGAGTATCTTTTCTAAACAAAGGAGAAAATTATGTTATGCCTACTATAACTTTCAATGGTACTGGAACAGGTGCTAAAGCCGTAGTTAGTCGTTTAGATGAAAATAATGGTATTCAAGAAATAGAAATAATAAGTGGAGGTACAGGGTACAGTAACGCAACAACTGTTACAGTTAATGGTAATGGTTATGGTACTAATGCCACTCTGACAATGAATCAAGTTGGGGGAACTATAGTATCAGTATATGCTACGGCATTTGGAAGTGGATATATTATGCCGGTAATACAAATGAATGACGTAACCGGTTCAGGAGCACATGTAGTAGTTTCTGAATTGAATGATAATGGAGGAATAAGTACAATTAAAGTTGTATACAGAGGATTAAATTATAGTGTGAATCCTCAAATTAATGTATATGGTAACCCAAACGCTACAGGAGGTTCTACTGGGGAAGAAAGATTAGATGGAAAAGTTAAAGATGGAGACAATATTAAATTTATACCTGAAAAAACTACTTTACCGTATAGTGGAGAATATGTAAGATTTTACCATAAAGATGATAATTTTAATCAGATTTATGAAGAAACTAGGGAATGTCATGAAGATAACCAATTTAGTAAATATTTATTGAGTGATGTTATTTATAATTCTGACCTAGCTAATGAAAGTTCTGGACATGATAATCCATTTGCAGAATACCCATTAGTTAAAATAACAAAGAATGGAAATAATATAAAAGTTTTTATGACTGCAGATTATTACAACAGTACTTATTTTAAAAATTGGGGTAATTTTTCAAATGCTAGGCATAATTACCCTATCCTTCTTTCTGACAGAAAAAATCCAGAAGTAGAAATATCTGGAACTGTTAGAGGTTTTGATCTACCAGGATTAACAATAAAATTGGACACAACAGCTTCAAGTACAAATGATTTTTATAACGGTTATAATCTTGAAGTTAAAGTCGGTAGTAATTATTATAATCGTTTTATATTAGATTATGATGGGGCTACTAAAAAAGCTACTATAGAACAAGTTTTACCTAATAATCCTACAGTAGGTACAGATACTTATAAAATAATTGGAATACCCCATTATAGAGGAATTGTACAAGCAGTTGATATAACTAATAAAACAATTACTTTACAATCGTATAGTACTCAAATAGATTTTTACAATAATTTCGACATAATAATAGGTAATGAAAGAAAAAATATTACAGATTATAATCAAACTAATGGTAAAATAACACTTGCAAAGAATTTTAATACTTCTATTGTAAGTGGAACTACTGTTTACAGGATAGTAGAAAATGAGAGTGATAAATATGGAGATAGTGGATTATGGAAATTAATAAGTACTGCAGCTGGAGATGAAAATATTGTTACAAGTAATGGATATACTAATATAGCAGGTACTACTAAAACTATAGGTATAGACGTAACAGTAGGTTATAAAACTATAGAATTTTCACCTAGAGGTGATAATTTTACTGGAACTAAAGCAACTATTGATACTGATAGACAATTATTCAAAGCTGTTCTTTTAAAAACTAATGGAGATGCTTTGACGTACCCTCATACTTTTAGTAAAAACAATATTTTCTTGAATAACAATTTAAAAGGAAAAGGATATAAAACTGGAGACCAATTTTTACTTTCTAATGCAAGTGGTACTGAAATTACAACTATTTCTATTACAGCTAACGCTACAGGTCAAATAACAGATTTAACAATTGTTAATGGGGATGAACATACAGCTGCTCCTAATATTTTACAATCTTCATGTGTAGGAAAACTTTATGTACCACAAGGAGGTTCACAAACTAATTCTGGTCATTATATCGTAGGAAGGTATTATTGGAATTATAAACAAATGATGACATTTTCAAAAAGATATACATGGGTATTACAACTTGGACAAGGAAAGGATTACGATGTTATTACATTACCAGGTACTTACACTACAAGTGACTTACCTAATACAGAAAGAAATCAATATCCATTTATCTACCCACAAGATCCTACATATCAATGGTTTAACAGTACTGACACTCCAAGAGGTAATTTTTGGCAAAGAAAACTACAATTCGCTGTACAAGATCCAGGTATACCTCATTTAAAATCTGGTGCAATTATAAGACTAGGTGTTTCAGGAAATCCCCGTTTTGACTACCCTTTGAAGGAAACAACACAACCGTCTCATGTAGTATTCTTAGAAACTTTATACTATAGAATGATAGGTGAAAATAGAACTTCAAATTTGGAAGAAGAATTTATGATTGATGATTTTACAGGTGCTTCTTTAGGTATTTCTGAAGAATCTTATTATACAACTGGTGAAAGAATAGAAGAACAGAATTGGTATAACGGATTCAATAATACTTTTATACAAAATGCAGTAGTTGAGAATGTTGTTATTGATACAGTTAAATATTATCCTCTCATTTATTATACTGTTGACGTACATCCATTAGACTTCGATAATCGTTTTTGGTTTTATGAAGATTATACTATAACAAATAGTGAAACATGGAATTTGACAGTGTATCCTCCATGGAATGATTTTGAACCTGGAGACAGAATTACACCTAACCTTTCTCAAAATAAATTAATTTATAAAACACCAAAATTAAGTCTTACGGAAACTAATCTTTGGGTTGATTATATCTATTTAGATACTGAAGAAAGAAGAAGATTTGCAGATAATACTCATGAATATCTTATAGAACAAGTTCAATTTAGAACTGGAATTTACGAAAAAATTACAACTGTTCCAAAAACTAGGCAATTTTTACTAAACGATTTAAGTTTTACAGTAAAAGAATTAATATGGGCTTTTCAAGACCGTCAAAATTGTGCTTCACAAGGATACTTCAAAAATTCATGGTTTAATTATGGAATAAATCAACAATTTAATCTTATTACAGCAGATTGTCCTCTTGGAACTAACGGTACTAAATGGGATGGAAATGATAACGGTTTCTTTAGTAACGAACCTCAAAACGAAATAATTATAAGTGGTCATAAAAGAATTAACCCAAGAAGATCAAGTTATTTTAGATACACACAACCTTATCAACATCATACTACTGTTCCAGAAAAATCTATTTATTCTTATAGTTTTGCTATAAGACCAGAAGAACATCAACCTAGTGGTGCACTTAATTTTTCAAGAGTTCCTGACGCTAGACTTAAGTTCTTTTTAAAAGGATTGAAAACATTAGACCTTAGAAAGAATACTCCTGTTTATATATTACTTTTTGCTAAAAATTATAATATATTTAGAATCGAGGATGGTAAAGGTGGTGTCCTATACGGTAATTAAATTATTTTAAAATATTGTTGACTATTAGAAATGGTAAAAGGTTCGACTATACAGCTTATTTCTAAAGGTCAACAAGATTTGTATTTAACAGGTACTCCTCAAACAACTTTTTGGAAAATGGTTTATAGACGCCACACACAATTTTCAATTGAAACCATAAGAAATAATTTTAATACTAAACCTGCATTTGGAGAAACTATTGTTTCTGAAATTAAACGTTCAGGTGATTTATTGAATAAAATGTACTTAGTTCTAACTTTACCTGCTTTAGTAACTAGTGAAATATTCAAAGAAGATCCAAATTCTGCTTACCACCCAAATAATGCTACTGTTCTTCCTGGAGCTATGAGTTACACACAAGCAGCATGGACAGAACATGTAGGTAATGCTTTAGTAGAAGAAGTAAAACTTATAATAAATGATTCTGTAATTGATCATCAATATGGTATTTGGTTTGACATCTGGCAAGAATTAAGTAATAAAAAGTACAAGAAGAATGCTTTAGATAAAATGTTAGGTACACAGAAAAAAAGTGAATTACCATATAATGCATCTAAAGAACAAATTCTTTATGTTCCTTTACAATTTTGGTTTAATCGTAATATAGGATTATCACTACCTTTAGTAGCTCTTACTTATGCTAATGTTAAGATTAGTATTAAATTAAGAAAGCTTAAAGATTTAATAATAGCTGTATCTAAAAAAAAATATACCCCTGATAATTTAACTGAATGGCCAAATGACAATAGTACTCCTGAAACTGGGGTGTATAATTTATCTTTAGCCATTTTGAGAGGTAAATATAGACAATTGAAAGCAAGTACACCATTAGGTATTTATACTGGAGCAGGTGATTCTGCTACAGTAAATCGTTTTACGTATACTATAACTTACCCCATACCAGGTATACCTGAACTAGCTACAGGAAGTATAATAAGATTAGGTATGACTAGTAATATAAATGACGACAATGACCCATTGACGTACGGAACAATTCCTTCAGGAATAACTATTACAAATCAAGGAGTAGATAACAGATGGATTGTAATAGAATCCAAAATGGACACTAATAAAAACGCCCCTCTTATTACTTATACTCTAACCCTAGCCAGGTGGAGTTTTGCTAAAAATAATTACACAAATGCTAATTATACGATATCTGCTGATAATGAATGGGATTTACAAGTGTGGCCTCCAATGTTAGGATTAGTCCCTGGAGAAAGAGTTAAACCTTTATTAAGTCAAAATAATTTATTGTACACAGAACCTGACGTACAAATAAAAAATTGTCATTTGGCAGTAGATTATGTTTTTCTTTCAAGAGAAGAAACGAGAATATTTTCTGATAATACACACGAATATTTAATAGAACAATTACAAATGAACAAAATATCTTTTGGTAAATTACAAACAAAGGAAATAGGAAAACAAATAATTTTAAATTTTAAACATCCTGTTAAAGAATTAGTATGGTTTTTACAAGATGAACAGAATATAGCAACGAGTGGGTATTATCAAAATAATTGGTTTAATTATGGTTTCAATGATGGAGGATTGGTAATTTCTACTGATGCTGTTTTAGGAACTAATGGGACTAAATGGGATGGTAAGAATCATGATTTTTTGAGTACGTCACAAGAAAGTGGAATTATAATTAATACACATGATAGATTTCCTAAGAGGAGGAGAAATTATTTTAGATATACACAAGCTCAGCAACATCATACATGTGTATCAAAAAAACCTATTTATGTTTATAGTTTTTCTATAAGACCAGAGGAACATCAACCTAGTGGAACTTTAAATTTCTCTAGATTAAGTGATGTAAGAGCAAAATTTTCTATAGGGAAAGTCTCTCCAATTGATTTGAGACTAGGGACATTAATTAATATGACTATGTTTGCTACCAGTTATAATATATTTAAGATTGAAAAAGGTTTAGGTGGAATTCTTTATGAAAATTAATGTTGGTTATTGTTAATGGAATTAGTTAAAGAACCTGTTAAAACTGGTGACATTTTATTATTCAATTATCAAGATGGATGGTTTTCTTGGGCAATAAAATATTTTACCGATAGCAACTATTCACACGTAGGTATGGTAGTAATAGACCCTAAGTTTACTGAAATCCCGTTAAAAGGAGTTTATTTATGGGAATCTGGAAGAGGTTATATCCCTGATCCAGAAAATCATCGTTTAAAAACTGGTGTACAATTAACTCCTATGAAACAAGTATTCGATACATTTGAAGGTAAAGGTCATGTTTATTTAAGAAGGTTAAAAGATCCGAGTAAGATGATAACTGAAGAAAAATTAAAAATTGTTCATACAGCTGTACATAATAAACCATATGATATGGTTCCTTTTGATTGGTTAGGAGGTATAATAGGTTATGATCCTGAACCTAAAAAAAATGATAGATTCTGGTGTAGTGCCTTAGTTGGTTATATATATTCACATTTAGGTATTATACATCCAAGTATAGATTGGAGTATATTAAAACCTTGTGACTTTAGTCCTGAATATGAAAATTTGAGTTTTATCAATAATTGTGATTTATATGAAGAAGTTATCCAATTAATTTAAGAGTACGTCAAATTTCTTAAACATTTTTTAAAATGCTTAAGAGTTTTTACTGAAAAAAATTTATTTGTTATAAGTAATGGATTTAATATTGACTATAGTAATTGGACTACTTATCCTTTATTTGTTAATAAAATATTTTTGTAAAAAAAAAATTTCTAAAAAAGAAGAATATACAGATCCTGTACAAACAGTTATAAACGAGATGAAGAAAAAAAATAGCATGGATACTCTTGGTGAATATTTTTATGTAACTTTAAGTGTAGGATATAGAAATAATGATAGAGTTAAAAAAGCTTATGCAGATCAAGAAGCAAGAATATTATACGGTGATAAGTTAGATAAAATTAAAAGCTTTGAAGAACTTGGAAAATTAAATATGTGGTGGAATTCACAACCTACTAATTTGAGACAAATTCCATATATTATTAGGTATAAAAAAATGATTAGTGATGGTCTTCGTTATGCATTTATTCTTTCAGATGAGTCTGATAAAGATAAACTTAACTTACTTTTTGAAAATTCTCCTCTTAATACTAATCCAGCTGTTATTAAAGCTTATAATAAAAGACGAAAAGAATTATATGTACCTTTAGTAGATGCTGCTATAGAACGTATTAAAACTGGAGACAATGGAAAACAAGATTTAGACTATTTTAACCAGATTACAAAAGATATAATAGATTTTTCAGAAACTGATGACTATATAAAAATATCTTGGGATAAAGTAAGTTTAAAAAAATATTATACAAATCAACTTAAAACGAAATTAAGTAATTTTATTGACGGAGGAAAACCAAATGAAACTGGATTGAATACTAGTGATAAACAGATGTCTTATTATACTTGGTTGGTAGAGCTTGAAAATTATTGGTTAAGATTACCTGAATGGATTAGAGAATACAAGAAAGATGAAATAGGTTCTTTAGCAAAAGTATTTAAATTTAATTATAAAGTAGTAGATATAGAAGTTTCTAATTTATACACAGCTGAATTAAGATTACAAGATACGTTAGAAAAGTTAGTAAGTTATCATAATAAAGTACCACAAAGAGTCAAAATGTTTCCTCTTTATCAAATTGATTATAAGGCAATTTTTAAAGTAGTATACGATAGAGCGAAGAAACTAATGAAAAGCAAAATTTCAAAAGCAAAAAATAGAAATCTTCTTGTTGATTTTAGAATACGTTCTGAAGCTGATCCTAATTTTCAAGGATTTTTCGGAGTAGGAGACAATATACACGTTGATACACCTAGTATATTGGCTAAATTCTGGGAGACATACGATGAACTTACAATAAGTGAAAAACAAGAAGCTTTGGATAATATTAAAAATACAGTTGAAAATTCTCCAAGTGGAGTTTCAGTCTTTTTCGAATTGTTACTTTTATGGGAAAACTATTCAAAAATACCAGTTAAACAAGTTGGTACAGGAAGTGAAAGGAAATTTGTTCCTGATACAAATTATGCACATCATAATTGGATATCAAGATTACACAAACATCAATCCGCAAGATTTTCTACTTCTTTTGACACATCTGGGACAGATACCAATACTCGTTCTGATGTGAAAGATACAAGTATTTACAGTGTCTACAAAGAATATCTTGATCAATACACAGATATTGAATACAACAAATTTTCAGATGATCTTGACACTACTACCGGTCTAGGTTTTGTTGCTGGGTTAAATAATATTACAGTTATATTCAACGACAGTTATTTCAGAGACTTTATATTTAAAAATCAAGGAGTTTATAATACTATGTATACCAAAATTGTAAACAGGTGGAATGAAGTGTTTACTAATTTCGCAGAAAAATGTTTCCCAAAATCTGATCAAGTTGTACAATACACTCACTATAAGACAAGATGGGAAAATATTTTGAAAAATAAATATTACGAATTAATTACAGATGGAAATGTACAAATAATAGAACAAGCTTATACTAGTAATCCTTATATTAAAGAACAAGTTATTAAAGAAATTGGTTCAATTGTAAGTGTAATTGTATTAGAAGCTTTCATTAATATGTTACCTATAACATTCCAAAATGATACAGATATTCAAAGAGCTTATGAAATAAGAGTAGTCACAAGTTTAGAAGCAGATATGAAGAGTTATAGTTCTATGGTAGCTCTTTTAGAATATTGGATAGGTGTTAAACTATTGTTTAGAAATTTACAAGCAGTTAAAAATTTATTCCATAGTATAGCTCTAGATTTAATGAAAAAAGATATATTCGGACAAAAAATTAATGAATTAGCAATAGAATGGAACCCAGGTGATGAAAATATAAAATCAGGAACAGGTACACACAGTGTTTATGATCTTATTAACTATTGGGTAAATATTATGAATTATAAAGTAATACAAAATAATACAGATTATGAAGAAATAATAAAAACAAGTCTTAAATATTTATTTCCTATCGAAGTAAATTCTAGAGGTAAAGTAAGTGATCTTACTAACTATTGGAATGATTCACATAAATTTGTAAGAACACGTTATAAAAATATAACTTGGGATACTTTTTTTATACGTCTTGAAGAACTTTATATAAGAGATATATCTGGTTTTTACCATCCAAACCAGTATGAAAATCTAGTGGAATATTGGAGAGCTCTTGACCCGATAGTCAGAGGACAAGAGTTTGCATGGCCAGCGTTTATTGATATTTTTGAAAAATTAGTTAAAGAAAAAATACAAATTTTAACAACTTCAGGAGATCTTAAAGAAAAAATATGGAAACATAAAGACTTATTAAAATATAGTGCTGCTATAATAACAGCATATGGTAATAGAATAAATAAGTTAATAGTAGATGAAGCTATGGCTAAAAATGTAGGTAAATTGTTAGAACAAGGAGAATGTCCTGGTAATTTTCCTTATGCTTATGCTAAAAAGAAAAATTTCCCAACTAATAGTTGTTGTAAACATGATCCTTATATTAATAATGAAGTAGGAACAGTTAGTTGTAGCGCTAGGGTGGATTGTCCTTACTCGCAAGGTTGTTATATGCACACAAATAAATTTTGTAAGAAAAATGATGATTGTATGGCATTTGGTGAAGAATATGATGGGGTAGTTAGATGTAAAGTTGAATCTGGTACATGTTTGTATTGTCCCGAAGGGAGAGAAAGTCCCGTAGGAAGTCCTCTTTGTCAATGGGGAGCAACTAAGGAAGGATGGGAACATCCTAAACCAACAGAATTTGAAACAATAATGCCATAAAATAAAAAATAAAAGGATATAAGGAAAAATATTCATACAAATTATAATGAGTGTTCTTCTTTCTACCGAGGTAAATGCAGAAAATGTTATTATTAACGAACCTAAAACAGGTAAAACAAGTGGATTTAAATCTGCTAAAATTAGATATAATTTAGAAGGAAAAGAAGGTCGATTTTTTTTACAAACTGGTAAAAAAATGAGAATACCTTTTGGTATTAGCAATAATGAAAAATTTGGAGACGGTACTAGATGGGAAACACAATTCAGTTTTCAAGATGAAGAAAGAAGCCCAAGTGTTCAAAATTTTCATGAAGCTTTAGATAAAGTTAATAATAAAGTATTACAAACCGTTCAAGAAAATTCACAAGAATATTTAGGAAAAGAATACAGTTTAGAAATGTTAATGGAATTTTTCAAAAATAGTATAAAACAACCAAAAGATCCTAAATATGCTCCTACTTTCAGAGTACAAGTTCCTTTTAAAGGAGATAAACCATTATTCACAGTTTACAATGAAAAAGAAGAAGAAATTGATTGGACTCAAGTAGAAAAAGGTTCTAATTGTACTGCAGTTGTTGAAGCAACTCAAGTTTGGATGAGTTCTGGTACCAAACAATTTGGAGTTACATGGAGACTTTTACAAATGCAAACATTTAAAACCGAACAGATTAAAGGGTTTCAAATAAGAAATGAAACTCAAGACATTGAAGGTGACGAGAGCGATGATGACGATGAAGATACTGATGAAGATTAAAATATTGTATGTATTTAATGAGTAAATGTGACGTTTGTAACATTGAAGTTAATGATTATAATTCTATTTTATTTCCTGAACGAGACCTGAGTAGTGAAAAAGTCTATAGACAATGTTTTTACTGTAGTGATAGTCTTGTTGATTTGTTCAATAAAGGAAATATAACAAAATTTATATTAAAAAGAAAAATAGGTTTAAAAAACTGTAAACAATATTAATATGGACTTACCACAGGACATTATTAATATAATTTACACTTTTAATGCAGACCATAGAGAACAAATGAAGCCAGTTTTAAAAGAAATTAAAAAGACGTACTTTATTTGGACTTATAAGAGATGTAATTTTTATAATCAAAGTTCTATTATTCGTGAAGATGATTTTGTTTTTAAATCTATTTATGAAGAAAAAAATACTGACAGTCCATATATTAATATGATACAATGCTTGATAGAAATGAAAGACCACGAAATTAAAAGACATTTAAATTTTTGGGGAAATTGTATATGTTGTAGAAGACACATTATTAACAAACCAAGAATTTCTGAGAACGAATATAATTATTATTTTGATCAATTTTCTGAATATATTGACGAAAAAGATTTTCATGGACCAATTTGTACAGATACATTTGATTTGTTAGAAAATAAACCCCAAGATACATGTAATTGTGTTTGTAGACATTTTTCAAGATGGATTGTAAGAGCTTATACTGATAGATATTTAATATAAAAATATAATCTAGTTATTAATTAGTATGGAAAACAACGAAGAATCAGAAGCTCCTAGAGGTCATATTGTTACCATGATTAGAGATATTGTTGACAATAGTAACGATAGACCAACTTTTGGTAATATATTTACTCATCTTGCTATGAATTTGATAGAAAGAAGTATGATAAGAGAAGCAGAAAATAGAAGTTTAGAAGAAAACAATAAACCTGTTGTTGCAACGGAAGAACAAATGGAATCATTAGGAAATTATCAAAGAGTTACTAAAGAAGAAGTATCTGAAGATAATACGTGTTGTATATGTTTAGCACCTTACAAACAAGGTGAAGGAAAAAGAACCTTAGGATGTGAACACTCGTTTCATAAAAAATGTATAGATAAATGGTTGACAGTTTCTAAAAAAGAATGTCCTATTTGTCGTAAAAATCCATTTGATTAATCTATTACAATTGACAAATTTCTGTATACAAAACCTGCAGTATTCGTGAGTTCTTTAGACCTTTCTACATCACCTTTCATATAGTTTTTATCGTCATACAACTCTACATAAACTTTCATTCCAGAAAAGACATTATTCCAATCGTCTCTATCTTTTTCCGGGTATATACTCAAGTCATGTTCGTATTTATTTAATAAAAGTGTATAGTATTTTTTAATTTCATGTAAATAATAGTATAAACTTTGAAAATTATTATTCCCAACGATACCATTATGTAATCGACTAAATTCTTGCCAATCTTTATTAATATTAATACTTTCAAATGAAGATACTAGTTCTTCCATTATATTTACTACGTCTAGTTATTTTTAAATAAATAAAAGTTATTAATATGAAGAGAAGAAGATTAAATTCAGAAGAAGAAGAAGACGAAGAATCACATGTTAAAGTTATTGGAAATAAAATTATATTTTATGGAGACGTTACTAACAAAAGTTGTTTTGATATAATTAGTGCCCTTCACGAAGCTAAAGAAAACATTTCTACTGGTAATCAATCCAGTGAAATTTTTTTACATATATGTACACATGGCGGAGATGTTTATCCAGCATTAGGTCTTATAAGTCAAATTGAAAATTTTCCATCAAAAATTATAACTGTCACAGAAGGATGCGTAGCTAGCGCTGGTGTTCTCATCGCTTTAGCAGGTCACGAAAGATGGATGACTAAAAATTCTTATATGCTTATTCACGAAATAAGAAGTTCTTGTTGGGGACGCTATAGTGAATGCCAAGATGACCTTCAAAATCAAAATCTATTAATGAAAGACCTCAAAGAATATCTTGTAAACAAAACAAACAGAAAATTAAGAGGTCAGGAATTAGATAATGTATTAAGACATGATCTACTTTGGAACTCTGAAAAATGTCTTAGAATGAAACTTGTAAGTAAAATAATTTGAAAAAAAAATGTTAGTTTCTCTTAATGAATATTAGGAATCTTATTATTATACTTTGTATGTTTTTATTTTTATTGTATATTAAAAAAAGAGAATCTTTTTCTAATTTAAATAGAGCTCCCAAAGTAGAATTTCCATTCAGAAACATTCAGGACCAAAATGGAAGAAATTTAAACATGATTGCATTAGGAGCTCCATTCAGAAGTGATAAACATAAAAAATTATTCACAAAGTACGAAAAAATGGGATTTCATATTATTGGAGTAACAAGTTATCAAGGATTCCCTGGTTCTATTAGTAATCCTTATGAAGATAAATATTATAAAAATCACAATGACAACTATTTAAATATGTGCAAAGCATGGTGCTATTGTTTTAAAGACTCTTCTTTGTTTAAAGGAAAACCATCTTTAGAAATATCAGAATCAGACTTTACAAATCCTAAATGGTACCATCTAAATGGAAAGAAAAAATATGATTTTATTTACGTTTGTCTTAATGACAAAACTACGAATTGCGATAAAGGGTGGCAAAGTTACAATAGAAATTGGAAATTAGCTAAACTTTTAATACCTATTATGTGTAAGAAATACAATTTAAAAGGTATTATGGTAGGAAGAACAAATTGTGGTTTAGAAAAAGAGTGTAATGGTAATCTTGAAGTTAAACCATTCCAAAAATATTGGAAATTTATCAAAATCCTTAAAAGTTGCCGTTTTCTTTTCCTTCCCAATGTTTACGATGCCTCTCCTAGGATTCTTTCTGAAGCTCTTGCTTGTGACTTACCAGCAATTGTCAATAAAAATATTTTAGGTGGTTGGAAGTACATCAACGATAAAACAGGAATCTTCTTTAACAACGAAGAAGATTTCGAAAAAAGCCTAAGGGTTTTACTTAAAAATTTGAAATCGTATAAGCCAAGAGAATGGTTCAGTTCAAATTATGGTCCAGAAAATAGTGGTAAAAGATTAAAGAAATTTTTAAAAGGTATTTATCCTGATTTAATTGAATCAAAATACGTAAAATTTGCTATTTAAACCATTAAAATTATTAAAAAGAATATTCTTAAATGTTCTCTTTATTAATTTTTAAATTATTTTTTTTTTTTACCATGTAGGAAAATAAAAATGAATATAAGAGTTGGTACCAGGGTACAACACAGATACTGCCCCTTTCCTAAGCATTTCTAATGATACACCTCCATACTTGATTTCTTGTATAATCCATGTTATAACATAAGCATTTCTATGTCCAATCCTTTTCACCCCATCAAAGAAAGATCTCTCAAATATTTCTAACAGTTTATCCTCAAAATCCTTACCAAGGTTGTCAATCTGTTCCTTACTCATGCCTCCTTTTTCTAAAAACCGAAGAATAAGCCCTAGAAGTTCTGTCTTCTGCTCACTTCCTAAACTTGAACTCTTTGTCCCTAAATTATATGCTCTTTCTAAAAAAAATGAATAGTCGTTAAACATATTTATAAACTCATCCTTGGCAATGTTTTCTTTAGTTTTCTTTCTAAATCTACGTTTTATCTCATCCCAATTTTGATAAACTCCAGCTATAGTTCCACCAAGAACCCCAAGCCCTACCATGCCTCCTAAATATCTTGCTGCACATGTCTTGGGATTTAATCCACAATAATGCATAAGTCTTAATGTTATTGAAGGAAAACCATGGTCTATTAAAAATTTTTTATCTTTTTCTGTTAGTAATATCTTGTTTGTATTTAAATCTCTTTTTCCAACTTTTGCTGCAAGAAGACAAAATTTTTGAATTTCCTTGTTGTTTTTTAAACCAACAGTATTGCTTTTTACAAAATCTATTTCTTCTTTTGTTAGTGGTACCTTTTTAAAATCTCTAAAACGATCATCTTTAATTTTTTTAGATTTTCCAAACCTATATTTTTTATCAGTTTTTGCTGGATTGTAATGAGAATACCTCAAAGGATGTCTATGAGGTCTACCGAATCTGAATTTTTTGTTTGTTTTAGCTGTGTTGTATCCTTTAAGAACATGCTCAGGATAGTGAAATTCAGGACGACGACTTCCAAAACGGGATTGCCTAGAGCTTGTAACATATCCAAAATAAGGTCTTCCAAACCCATTAGACATTTGTGGAACTACTCTATGACTTTTCCTAGCTGCGCCAAATTTTCTCTTTCTTTTAACAACTTTCTTCTTTTTCTTCATTGCTGTTTTGCACTGCTTCTTTAAAACTTTAACGGATTTGTACACCCTCTTTTTACCCCGTTTGACAGTCAAACGCACCTTTAATTTTCTACACTTCTTTTTAAGACTTTCTGGGACTTTCTTACTCATTTTACTCTTACGTTTTATTTTTTTTTTACCGAAATGTTGTGGTTTTCTATTTCTTAAAATACTGTTAATTAATTTATTAATTTTTATCCCTCTTGCTTTGTTAGCTGCTTTACTTGCCGCTATTAATCCTCTTCTTCTTACTTCTCTCCTTTGACGAGCATCCTCCTCCTCTATCATTAGTTGCCATAATTCCACTTCTCTATCAATACGTTCTTCAACTCTTGGATCTTCCCAATCATCTGGTTGTTCCAAATCATCTCCTTTTACCTGTCCAAAATTTGATTTTCTTTCTATTTTTCTTATTTTGTATAAATGTTTTCCGTCTACTTGTTTCATTTTTTTTATAACTTGTCTCATATATCCTCCTAAACCTTTTGGTTCTTTAGTAGAATGTGAATCATACAATAACCTTAAAACTTCTTTCCATCTTTTATATGATTTTTTTTTAATTAATTTACTAATTTTTTCTTTTAAAGGTTTAGGTATTTCTTTTGATTTTCTAATAAGTCTTTTCAAAAATTCATTCTCTTTCATTGTCTTACTAATTACTAACATTTTTTTATTAAAAATATTATTATTCAATCTAATATCTCAATTTCTGGAACATAAAAAGAATAGCGTTCGTCTAACTTGTCTAACTTTTCCTCGTATACTTTTTGCCTTCGTAGTGCTTCTTTTTTCATTTCCGCAACGTCTTTTTTCTCAATTTCTAACTCGGAATTTTTTGCCATATTATTTCGAATAATATAACTAAGTACATAGTATAGCAAATGGGACTTCTCTTTATTCGCTATTTGAAGTAACAATTCTTTTCTGATTTTAAAGAGTTTTTCTTTATTATATGGATTCTTTTCCTTCTTATATTTTTTTTCTAAATCTGATATTTCCTTTTCTATTCTTTTTATTTCTTCCTCGTGTTCTTTGTCTGCCTCTTCGTATTCCCTCTTTTTTCTCTCCCTATCTTCTTTATAGTGTTTGGGGCGTAACTCGTCCAGATCTTCCTTCATCTTTTTTATTTTCTCTATAAATTTTTTTCTTTCTTCTTTTGTCATTGGTCTAGTTCTAGTATGTATTTCATATGCTAGTCCACCTAAAATAGCTGAAGCAACTCCTAATTTAATTTTATGTTTTTTTGCAAAACGCTTAATAGTACTTTCTAATACCTTTTGTTTTTTCTTTCCAAACTTACGTTTACTCTTTCTTTTTTTAACTGTTTTCTTTTTTTTATTTTTACATTGCTTCTTTAAAACTTTAACGCTTTTATACACTCTCTTTTTACCACGTTTGACAGTCAAACGGATTCCTAATTTTTTACACAGCCCCTTTAATGATTTTCCAGGTTTACTCATTACTAGTATACCAAGAAAATTATTTATTTCTTTTTCCTTTTAACTTTCTTTTTCTTTCCGTAACTCCTTTTCCTTTTAACTTTCTTTTTCTTTCCGTAACTCCTTTTCCTTTTAACTTTCTTTTTCTTTCTCTTCATAGCTGTTTTACACTGCTTCTTCAAAACCTTTTCGGACTTGTAAACCCTCTTTTTACCCCGTTTGATAGTCAAACGCACCTTTAAACGCTTACACATCCTTCTAATAGCTGCTGATGGCTTCTTGGAAACCTTTTTACCAAAACTTCTTTTCCTTCTTCTACGTTTACCATAACTTAATTTTTTTTGTGAGATAGCTCTTGGGTCAAAACCTGTAATACCTCCACATTCTGCGCATTGACCTATACATTTTTTTCCGAACCTGTACACTCTCTTTTTACCAAAACCACAACCACAACCATCTTTTTTATCTCCAAATTTATACTTTCTTTTACCAAATAATGATTGCATAACAATAGCCCTAGGATCGTATCCTTGAACTTTGTAAGAACCTTCTGAAAATATTGGAGGTAAAGTATGACTTCTACCAAATGAATTTTTATCAAAGATTTCCTTAATGTTTTTAGCAATTTTTTTAACTCCTTTTGTCATTTTCCCACCTACCTTTTTAACACCTTTAACAACCTTTTTAGCTTCTTTACCTACTCTTTTAACAACCTTTTTAAGAGTCATTTTTTTAAATTTCTTCTTCTTTTTTCCAAACTTTCGTTTACGCTTTCTTCTCTTTCTGCGTTTACCGTAAGCTCCTGCTTTTTTTTCTGGAGGCTTTGTAGCAAGTCTCATTGCAACTAAATTTTTTTCAGCTTGACGAACTCTCGTTAATCTTTGTCTTCTATCTTCATCTGTGTGTTGCTCTATAGGTCTCAAACCTGCATCTGCAAATTCTAGTCCTGGGTCTGCGTTAGTAATCTCAACTGTTCTTCTAGCCTGTTCTTCAATTTTTGCTTGTGCTTCTCTTAATTGTTGTGCAACTACAGCATTTATTTCAGATTGTTCTGTCACTTCATTCCATTTTTCTCCATATTCTTTAAACATTTTATCCATGTTATATACTAATTATTAATATTTTTTTTTTAAAATAATAATAATTAATAAATTTGTAAATTACCTAGCTGGTTGTTTTACATGTCTTCTTCTTCTTTTAACAGGTTCTTCAGAAGTTGATTGGCTAACTACTTCTTCTTCTGCTGCCTTACGTGCTGCTTCTTCTTCTGCTGCTTTACGAGCTGCTTCTTCTTCGGCT